TCCACTTTCTTGATCTGCACATACGCACCGCAGTCATTGATCACTGCTTCGCAAAACTTCACAAGATTGCGCATCTGAATCTTGCTGAGGTGACTGTAGCCCTCAACCAATTGGGCATCCTTGCCTTCGATCACAGTTTCAAACTCTGCAAGTTTGTGCTTCCACAAGTTGGCAATGTCTGAAATCATCTGCGGTGCCACATTCAAGCCACGGATCACCATGATGGGCTTGTAGTCTGCGCTCATCTTGGCGCCGGCTGTGACGAATTCGTCAAACATGCCATCCAGTTCACCAGCACATTCTGATACCTTTTCACGCAACCGGTCTTGAATGTTGGGCTTGGCCACCGTAGGTGCAACTTCTGCTACCACAACTTCGGGCTCACGGGCAGTTAATATTTCTTGGATATAGCCTTCCAGTCGCACTTGTTCTGTGTCTGTGAGTTCCAAGCCCACCATGCTCATGCGGCACAGCCAGGCAGTGGTCAGTCTGACTGCTGAGTCGGGCACGCCTTTCAGCGCACGAACATCTGCTTTGCGGCCGTTATGCTCTAAATAAGCCACCAGCATTTCGCGGGCATCTTTTTTGCCGTAGAAGTAGTTGTACCAGGAAAAGGCAGCACTCAGTTGGCTGGTGCGATCGTCTGTGGGTTGCACACGCCATGTGGGTTCAAGTCCTGTGTATTTGGTATCAGGACTGCGGGGGTTCAATGGCTTGACAGCGGCTCGTGTGGCGTTCATCTGGGCTCCTGGTAAATTTATACGTAATTATAGCAGAATTGGATTTATTGGTCAACCCCAGAAAAGGTAAACCCAAAGTGCTATAAATATAACATGCCACGCTTATCCCTATTCCGCCCCAATCGAACCAGAGACTATCAATTTTTGGACCGCACCATCAGTGAAATGTACACTGTGGGCGGCTTGGACATTTATGTTCACAAATACCAAGGGCCACAAGCCGGAGGCAACGATTCTGCACTGAGTGGCAACTTTGATGCCACACAGCCCACATACGACACAGTGGATGTGCTCAACATTCAAGACTTGCTGTTGTTGGAAAACCGCGACAGAGTGTATGATCCTGATGTGTATGTCATGCGTGGTGTGTACAACACGCAGGACGTGGACTTTGATTTGACACAGTTTGGCCTGTTCCTCAACAACGATACCATATTCATGACATTTCACTACAACGACATGATTGACACATTTGGTCGCAAGCTCATGAACGGTGATGTGATAGAGATTCCCAACTTAAAAGACTATCATCCTCTGAATCAAAACATACCCCGTGCCCTGCCCAGATACTACGTGATACAAGACGCTGACTTTGCATCAGAAGGATTTTCAGTAACTTGGTTGCCTCACTTGTGGCGTGTGAAATGTACACCAATGAAGGATCAACAAGAGTTCAATCAAATTACCAACAAGCCATTTGTGGCAGAAAATATCTGGGATCCAGGCAACTTTTATCCTACAGGTACCATTGTGAACTACGGCAATACCTATTATCAAGCACAAAGCAATGTGCCTGCTGATACCCCTATTACAAACACTACGTTTTGGCAAGAGTACACACCAAGTACCATCAGTGATGTTCAAGGCACACGTGAGAAAGATTACGAGATCAATGATGCTATCCTGGCACAAGCAGATGCAGAGGTGCCACTGTCAGGCTACGACAATACCACGTTCTATATTGAACCTACCACACCCACAGGTGGACCTGCCAACCCTACCAGTTTGACTGCTGATGAAACTCCCACAGTAGATGGCACACAAGGTGGCATGAGCGTCACGCCCACAGGCGAAGGCTATGCTTCGGGATATCTCACTGGCGGCGGTGCGGCCCCTAATGGATTGCCAGTTACTCCTGCTGTGAACTTTCCTCCGAATCCAGTGGCAGGTGCTTATGTACTGCGCCTGGACTACAAACCCAATCGCTTGTTCCGTTATGATGGCGCACGTTGGGTCAAGGTTGACGACCGGGTTCGAACCAATCTCAACAACGGGCCAACAAATAAAACACTTCGCAGCGGCTTCGTAAATAACACTGCTACTGTCAATACCAAAGACTTGGGCAACATTCCAAGCCGTCAGAGTTTGAGCGAAATTCTTCGTCCCCGAGCAGACAATGGTGATCAAGGTGGCTTCTTACCGCCAGGAACATAATGCAACAATTTTTTTATGACGCCCAGATACGCAGATTCTTGTTGCAGTTCACAAGAATTTTTTCAGGCTTTCAAATTGAGTATGATAATGAGAACGACGGAGTAAACGCTGCCGCATTGTTGAGGGTTCCTGTGCGCTATGGTGACGCCAGTCGCAACGCACAAACCATCATACAAGAAAACAGTCGCAACAGTTTGCCGTCGACTCCCTTGATGACATTTTATATCACTGGCCTGGACTACGAACAAAGTCGCATGCAGGATCCTTACTTTGTGAGCAAGATCAATGTGCGCCAACAAACCTATGACCCTGCTACAGAAACTTACGAGACCACACAGGGCAACGCATTCACCATTGAACGACTGATGCCTGTTCCTTTTAAACTCACTATCAACTTGGATATTTGGACAAGCAATACTAACCAGAAGTTGCAGTTGTTGGAGCAGGTGCTCACACTGTTCAATCCCAGTTTGGAAATACAAAGCACAGACAACTACATTGACTGGACCAGTTTAAGTGTGATGTACCTAGACCGCACTGTATGGAGCAGTCGTACTATCCCCATTGGCACTGACAATCCCATTGACGTTGCTACTTTGACGTTTAGCATGCCTATCTGGATTTCACCACCTGCCAAGGTATTGAAACTGGGCGTGATTGAACGTGTGATTGCATCAATGTACGATGCACAAGGCGACTTGAACAATGCTATCGACAATGAAGACCTGCTGATGGGCACCAGACAAGTTATCACACCTTTCAACTATGCCGCTGTGTTGATTGGCAACAAACTACAGTGTTTGCAACAACAGTACTTGTCGCAAGAACCCGGAAACGATACTATTACTCCTACAGAGATTGTGCCCGACAGTAACTTGTTATGGCCTGCGGTGATTGATTTGTACGGATCACTGCGTCCTGGTATCAGCCAAATACGGTTAATACAGCCCGACGAAACTGAAGTTGTGGGTACCATTGCACTGGATCCCAATGATGACAGATTTTTGTTGTTTGATGTAGACATCGACACCACACCACAAAACACCCTGGATCCCATTGATGCCGTGGTCAACCCGTTGACTGCCGGACCACAGGATGGCCTGGACTCTGCTATTGATGGACAACGCTATTTGCTCACCGAAGACACAGGATCTTTAGACAACCCCACGCCTGCCAGTGCATGGGTTGGTGCCAATGGTCGCGGACTTGTGGCACAGGCCAATGACATCATTGAATACTCAAACAACTACTGGCGTGTGGTATTCCGCGCTGCCACAGAAACCAACACCACACAGTATGTTACCAATCTGACCACTGGTATCCAATACCGTTGGGTCGGCGATGCCTGGATCAAAAGTTATCAAGGTGCATATCCCGGAGGCACCTGGAGGATTGTGCTGTGAAAGCTGTGGGAGTTTGGTTTCGCAGCAGTGCCACAGGACGTTATCTATATCTACTACGCAATGACACACGACATCCCGGATCTTGGGGGCTGCCTGGTGGCAAGGTAGAAACAGGCGAAACACTACTGGGCGCCATGGAACGTGAGTGCATAGAAGAACTGGGCTCAATGCCTGAGTATCAACGCTTGGTTCCACTAGAAAAATTCACATCGTCAGACGGTCAATTTGAATACAACACCTGGGTGTGTGTTGTGGCAGATGAATTTGTTCCAGTTCTAAATGAGGAACACATGGGATATGCCTGGATTGATCGTGGTCAATGGCCCAGACCCATGCACCCTGGCTTGTGGTCAACTGTGAACATTGAAACAGTACAAAGCAAGATAGACACTGTTGAGCGTTATCTTGCTGCTGGTGTTTAAGCCTGGCTTTCCTGGAAACTCAACTGAATTTCGCCCACTGGAGTTGCAGTAGTACTCAATGCTGTGATCACCACTGCCAGCACTTCTGGACCATTGGGGTAGGTTCCTGTTCCTGGAATTGAACTTTGTCCGATCTGTTTGATCTGTGTTAGATCCAGGTTGTTGACACCTGTGGCCTGAATTGGTATGGCAAATAATCGTTCACCACCTGTGATGTCTGCCGACACCGCAGCCACGGTCAAGTTCAAATCGTTGGCAGGACTTGATCCGCCCAATAAGTTACCAGTAATCTTCACAGTATCGCCCACAGCATATCCTGTGCCAGGATTTTGAACACTGATAGCAGTTGTGGTATCACTGTACACTGTTTTCAATGCTTGCAATGTCACAGTAACGTTGGCACCCGAACCTGAACTAGAAACATTGGTTAGACCTAATCCAGAAAAAGTTCTAATAGAACTTGATGAAGTCATTACACCTGAACGTGCAAAACCACCTGTAGTGTTTAGTGGAGCAGCTTGGACACCACCCGTGGTTTCGTTGTTGTATCGAGGAGCCACAGCAAACTGTGAGAAACTGGGCTGGAAGCCGCCGCCAGCATTGTTCAGTCCTGACCAGGTGGTGTTGGCTGAATCAATGTTGTTGGGGTTCAAAATACCTGTGATCAAGTATCTCCCTGCGCTGACATTCACTGTGAGCGTTTCCAATGTCAACTGCGCACGATTGATCAAGTCACGTTGCCCCAAGTCACCAATAACGCCATTACTGACACTGGGAGCCAACCGCATCAAAAACGCAGTTTGGCTGGCACCAACTGTGGCTGGTAAGCCATAGTTACTTCTATTATATGTGAATGAGAAGCCCTCATCACCGTTGAAGTTACCGTCCATGATAACTGCACTACCCCAGTGACTTACCAAGGGCACACAGGTGTTGGAGATCAATATAACACCTGCATTGTCAGCATGTGTTGTGGCTGCTGAACTGGTGTAACTGCGGCTTTGTCCTTCAGCCCATTGTGTGAACGTTGCACTACGAGTACAACCAGTCAAGTCGTTGCCATTCTTGCCTGAATACTTGATTACCTCACTGTCAATCATTACATACGCAGGGTATGTGACTGACGCTGGTGGATAGTCTGTGGCATCTCTCAAGGTGATTGTGGTTTGACTATTGTCAATGGCGCCATTCAATGAGTTCACCGGTGTTTCGTTTATGGCTTCATAACGTGCAGGCAAGTTACCTGACCGCATGTATGCTTCATTGCTGATGTTGTTGTTGGGCCGTCTGTGTGCCCAATTGAACTTGCCATCTTGTCCACGCAACATCCAGATAACTGTACCAGCACCGTACCATGAATATTCCAAGGCATACATCTGCATCTTGCTGGCATCAAGATTGAAACCTGATGCACCTGTGCCGTTGAGTGGGTCAATGTTGAAGTCTTGTTGACGCACACGAATTTCGTTACGCAAGGCCATTTTCACTCGAGTTTGATTTGACACCCCACGGAATGTGGGCACCACCGTCATGCGATTGTTGTTAGTGATTGATGCCACACTGTGTGTCATGCCACGAATAACCACTACATCGCCCACGTTGAGTTGATCTTGGAAACGGCAGTTACCGTCTCCGGTCACAAGGTTAGAGCCAACGCTGACGCTGACCAGGCCTGCTGTTTGGAATGTACTGGTACGCTGCACTGCATTCACAGTGACACCGTTGTTTTCCCAGAACAATCCATTTTGATCATCAAACAAGCCTGCACGAATACTTGCGCCCTGCCAGGCAGTGACATTGATACGAGGTTGTTGACCCAGCACAGGAGTGGTACTGCCCAGTGTGCCTTGTGCTTGTACTACAAATGCAACATCACTAGTGATACTTGTAACAATGTACCCTGAGGCATCGTAGCCTGAAGTAGTAATACCACTCAATCTAATGGTTGCACCAGCGTTGAGACCGTGCTCAATATCTGTGGTAATTGTGATGTTGCTGTTGATTGTGGTACCATCTGAAGTAACACTGCTCACATCCAGGGTGGGTGCTAACACAGTACCTGTACTGAACAAGATGCCTTTACCAGATTGGTAGCGGAAATATTTTTTGGTCACACGAGTTGCACTTGCTCCACGTGTGGGAGTGCCTGGTCCCATTAACACACCACCGTCAAACGGTCTTGATTGGAACACAGCATTGCTTCGCACGTTGATCGTGGCTGCCAGGCTGCCACTCACAACTGCGCCTGTTCTAGCAGTGAACTGGAATGTGGTTGTGCTGGGAATGGCATTCACAATGAATGAACCTTCGGCGTAACTGGTGTTGGTACCTGCGGTCATGTCTACTGTGATTGGACATCCTGGAAATAGTCCATGTGCATACAGTGTGGTCACTGTGATGATACTGGGATTACCACCATCGCTGGCCACACTCACAATGTCAAAATCAGCCCCAGTGTATGGAAATGCTTGACGTACTGAAGTGTCAGTTTGGTTTATTGGGTATCCTGCAGCAACGTTGAGTGCTCGGCGTGGGTAGTAGGCAAAGTTGTTGGTTTCGCCCAGGAACACAATGTTGATACCCTCTGCATTGGTTGCTGAGGTATTTTGTAAACTAACATATTCATTGGCATCTAGTGGAGTGTCTGTAACGTTGACTGTTACACTGGGCACAGTGTTTGAACCACCATAGAATATACCAGTCATGCGTACAAAAGGTGATCCCACACCGGCCGTGGTCAATGCTGTGGTATTGAATTGACCACGAGCAATAGTTTGCGTGCCGTTGACTGCTGTGCTGGATGTGCTGTTTTTAACAATTTCTACATTGCTACTGAGCTTTTGAAACACCGAGCCAGACACAAATGTGTTGGTTGCTGGAATATTGTACCAGCCACGGTTCAGTTGCAATGTGGTTGCATCTGTGACTTCTTGTACTTGTGCAATTTCCATTGTACTGACTGTGAACACATTTTTACCGGTAGCAATATTGGCGCCTGCACCATTGGTTTTATTGCTTTGACGTACTACTGTAAGTGCATTAGTAGCAACGCTGGTCACTGCCATAACTTCGTAAACACCCGCAGTGTCAGTTTGTACAATAATATAAGTACCAGCTACAATATTTGCACCAGCAGCATTGGTAACATTGACTGTTGTGGTAGCAGTGCTGGTAATGGCACTGACTGCTGTTGTGGTGCCACCGCTGGTGGGCAAGCCAATAAGAACAATGTTGTCCAATGCAGATATGCCTGTGGTCGATGCCACAGTGAATGTGCGTTCTGCTGAACTGTTGACATTGGCAGTGAGATAACTTGATACAAACGGTGTTGTGTTGCCTTGTGTTTGGCTCACGATCAACACGTAATCATTGTCAATAAATGTTGGTGTGCTTTGATTTTCTGTGTTGACTGAAGTGTCAACTGCACTGGTCAACAAGTTGGTGCTGGCCAACATTGTGGTATACCCGTTGGTATTGTAGATCAAGTCAGCGCCTACGTCTTCGTAGAAACTGGGAATGTTGTTGATGGTGCTCACGTTTTGCCATTTGGTATTTTGCAAGCCGTATTCAAAGTCAGCGTCAATTAATGACTCTGGGTTGCTGGTTCTTGCACGACCAATGGCATCAAGTCCAAACTCCCAGGGTTGTGTGCTGATGTTGCGATCTTCCACATAGATGGCCAATTTGTCGTTGGCACTCAATGTTGATGTGTCCAAGTCCAAGTTCAGTGTGGTTACCCCTGCATAGGCGTTGGGCAAGCCAGCAATGGTACCTGTGCTAAAGCTCACTGTGCCACCTTGTGTGGGTGCTCCAAAGTTGTAGATTGACGTATTGGTTGTGGTATCGTATATGGCCAAAAAGTCCTCCAGGTTGATACGATCCTGGACCTGTACAGTGCCTAGACCTGCTGTGCCTGGTGTGAACACGTATTCGTATATTCTTTTTCTTGCCATTTTTCTTAAACTCCAAATATGATTTGATTAGCAGTCAATGTTGCTTGAGTGTCGACACTGAACCGGTCGTAATTGATCGTACCCTGTGCAATTTTGCTGTTGGTAACAGTGGCATCGCTGGGTGTACCTGTATATAGCGTATCTCCAAACAGCAAGCCAAAGAACGGAGTCAGTGCTGCTGGAGCGGTTGCAAAACTGATTTGCGATCCTGATATAGAAAAGTTAACCCCAGGATTTAATATCACGCCGTTCAAACTCACCATCATGGCATAGGCTGTGGGCGGATTAAATGGCACACCACTGATATTGATGTCAAATGTTTGTTGTACACCGTTAAAGGTCAAGTTATCCATTTTACGATATTGACCAATCTGCGGTGTATTGCCTAAGTAACTCATTATAATCTTCCCACAACAATTTCAATTACACCTTGACCACCTGGGTGGTCTTGTAGTGCTTTGCCGATCACTGCGCCCATTCTAGGTTCTGCGCAAGCCATGGCGCGGCCGCCGCCGCCGGTGACCATCATGTCGCCTTTGGTCACTGGTCCAACAACCAAAGTTGGAACTCGACCTGTTAGTGCCACAGCCGCTGTATGTTTGGCTTCAAGTCCGGCATTCATTATGTGTGCTGGATTAGTTGATACCACTCCTGCTACACGCACATTACCAATGCCCACTGCTACTGTAACTTCTTTGTCACCACCAAACACTAGCACGGTACCAGGCTCATAGTCAGCATCTGCTTCGTACCACTCTGCCAAGTCAGCGTATTGTGCCGATGTTGCTTTGGCAAATACTGTGTTGAAATAACCAGTTGCTGATCCAATATTACCACTCAAATTGGCACCAGCATTGACAATGTTGCCAAGTGTGATGTTACCAGTAGACACTGTTAAACTTGTACCGGTTATAGCAGCACCTGTGATTGCGCCAGTTGCACTGATCAATCCGCCAGTTAATATATTACCACCAGTAATGTTGGCAGTGACTGAAACTGTGGTACCTGTCAGGGTTGTAGCATTGACGTTGGCTCCGCCCAACACATTGCCGCCGCTGATGTTACCAGTTGCTGTGATGTTACCACTTGCTGATACTGAAACAGCACTCATTGCGGCAGTGGCAATGATATTAGAGCCAGTGATGTTAGCGGTTGTGCTGATACCAGAAATCACGTTGCCACTCAAACTGATACCAGTACCCAAGAAATATGTACCACTCACGTTAGCTGTGGCAAACACGTTGGCTGTGGCACTCAAAATATTGCCTTGTACCAAAGTTGTTGCAATCATGTTGCCGCCACGCACATTGGCAGTGGCCACAATGTTGCCAGTTGCAGTGATCAATCCAGCAGTGTCAATGTTACCACCGGTGATGTTGCCAGTACTCGACATCAACCCGCCGGTTAATATATTGCCACCAGTGACGTTGCCTGCTGCAATAACTGTGGCACTGGCACTTACACTAGCAGCACTGATTGCACCTGCTGTGATTATGTTGCCACCAACCACGTTGGCTGTGGCTGTAAAACTTGTAGATGATATAACGTTGGCGCCAGTGATGTTACCACTAGGTCCACTTGTGCTAATATTAGAACCAGTGATGTTACCTGCTACGCTGAGTGCTGTGCCCGATGTGTTGGCAATGGCCACTCTGGTGGCTGTGTTAAATGTTACCAGTCCTGCGGCTGTGGTTGCAGTAACTGGACCAACATTGATGTTTGTGGTTGACCCAGCAGCACCATTTTCGCCAACGCTGATAGTTTTTGTGTTGCCCGAACCTGTGATACCATTGCCAATAAAAATGGTCTGTGGATTGGTACTTTGGCCAATTTGGATAAATCCAGTCTGTGCGGCTCCGCCTACTGTTACATTGCCTGTGGTCTGACTGGTACCAATAGTGATGTTCTGCGTTGTGCCTGTAAATGCAACATTGCCAGCCACGCCCAAGTTTCCAGTTGCGCCAACCCAGCCAGCAACGTTGGCACCCAATGTACTAAACACCGCTATGTTTGATGTGCCTCCAACACCAACTGTGACATTGCCACCTGAACTTACCACTCGCACATTGCTGGTGCCGCTTTGTATGCCTGCAGCATCAATGCCAGTTAGTTGGCTGCCATTGCCAAGAATGTAACTGCCTGTGACATTGCCAGTTGCACTGACTTGACCAGCAGTGAATATGTTGCCGCCAGTAATATCTCCAACAGCAGAGATTAATCCACCAGCAGTAGCGTTGGTAGTTGCACTGAAATTATTGCCATAAACATCACCTAAGGCTGACAAAATGCCATTGGTTTTTACATTACCACCAACTACGTTGCCGCCGGTGCTGACTGCTGTAGTACCAATAATGTTGCCACCAGTGATGTTGCCCACAGAACTAACTGCCCCGCCAGCCAATACGTTGCCGGCTGATACATTGGCTGCTGATGTGATGTTGCCTGTTGCTGTGATTACTCCTGCTGTTTGAACGTTGCCAGCAATCACGTTGCCAGTGGCACTAACTGTGGTGCTGGCTGCTACCGCACCTACCACACTGATACCACCAGACCATACATTGGCAATTTGAGCACTGTTGACCACCATGTTCACATTGGCGTTGACCGCGGCAATGGCCACTGATGTATTGGCATTAAAAATATTACTTGATGTTGATGTTAATCCAGTCAACAATGAGCCATTGCCGACAAAATATGTGCCTGACACATTGCCTGTGGCACTCAAGTTGGCCAGGATCAAATCAGTGTATCGAAAACTGGGATCTGTGGTGTCAACTGTGGTGGTAGGTTGTGTCAACAAGTTGTTGAACAACTTGTATTTGGCATCTGTGATGTCACGGAAGTAGCCGGTGTAACGTGTGTTGGCTCCGTCAAAGTATTGAGAAACCACACCAGAGTCGTAAGTGTCGCCGGGATTGTTTGTGGCCAAGAAAATAAATGGATCTGTCACAGCCAGACTGTCTGTGCCTGTGGTAGTAAACGTACCGTTGACTGTGAAGTCTCCTACACAGGTGATGTCGCCACCCACATTCAAGTTACCTACAATGCCAGCCCCACCTGCTGTGGTCAAACTGCCAGAATTTACATTGGCACTTTGAGTAGAATCAGTTATGTTGATTTTACCACCAGTGTTGATATTGCCAGTTGCACCAATACCGCCAGCAACTGTCAACGCACCACTGGTGCTACTGGTTGAATTTGCACTGGCATTAAACGTAGCTCGGTTGGTGCCACTCACTGTCACGCTCATTGATGACGCATTAGCCCAATACAAACCAGTATTGTTGGCTGCTAAACTTACCACGCTGGGTGCCGCAACTGTGCCTGCATTGAATACCGATGCTGACAAATTCAAACTATTCAACGCACCACCACGATAGGTAACTGTAATATTGTTTGTGCCAGTAGTAGGAGCACTAATAAACTGTAAAACTACGTTGCCAGCTGTGTAATCTGTAAATGGTCTTTGTAGTGTGCTGCCAATCATGACGTCTAGGTCAGACGCTGATGCCACTGATCTAGCCAAGTTAAACTGTGTGGCCACTGAATTACCACTGAATGTTTGAGTACTGGTATTCAGCAGTGGTGTGTTAGGTTGAAGACCAAGATAACTCATTAGGTGATTTCCATTATGCTCAAAATTGCATCAATGCTGGAACTAGCACTGCTTTGCACATACATTTTGTCCCCAGTGATCATCACAATCTTTTGATCTCCGCCAATGGGAATTAATGAAGCTCCAGAACTAATAGGCGCATTGGCCACAATGTAAGTGTTGGCGGTGGCATTGGCCAAGAACACATTGGCTGTGATTGCACTGCCTGTGGTATTGGTACAAGTCAGCCCAATCACAATAGTGGTTGTACTTGCAGCCACTGTGTATGCACCTATTTGAGTAGCAGTTGCCCCTATGTTCTGTGAAGTTTTTCGTGTGAAAGTATTTGCCATTTGTTATCCTAATGCTATTGCCAATGCAGCCGCGTCATCTATGGTCGCAACTCTAGCGTTGTTGATATTTATCGTGCTGGTAGCGTTGATGTTGTTGGCATTGACATTGGCTGTTGTTGTGATGTTTGCAGTCAAGTTAATTGCGCTGATTACATTGCCACTCAGGCTCAATCCCACTGCATTCAAGTTGCCACCAGTAATGTTACTTGTGGCCAAAATTAATCCACCTGTGAGCAAGTTTCCACCAGTGATGTTGGCGGTAACAGCCAAACTGCCCAGTGTTCCTACTGATGTGATATTTGTTTGGGCGGCTGTGATCAATGTGCCCACAATGCTGGTTCCTGACAGGTTACCGCCTGTGATGTTACCAGTTGCGCTTACTACACCCACGGTGTTGATGTTGCCGCCAACTACGTTGCCTACTACTGACGCCAGGCCGCCAGTGTTGATATTACCACCAGTCACGTTGCCTGTGGCTGTGATCAATCCTGCGGTTGAAATGTTACCACCAATCACATTGGCGGTGGCACTTATGGTTTGACCTTGTACTAATGCGGCTGTGACAATGTTGCCACCTGTCACATTACCAGTTGCACTAACCAATCCTGCTGTGCTAATGTTACCACCAATTATGTTACCAGTGGCACTGATTGCTGTTGTTGCACTAATATTGCCACCAGTTACGTTACCAGTAGCAGATACTAGTCCGGCAGTGAGTATGTTTCCACCAACAACATTGCCACCGGCACTGACTGCTGTTGTGGCAATGACGTTTGCGCCAGTGACGTTGCCGATTGTGGTAGAGATGTTACCGGTAATAGTGGCAGCGCCGCCAACTGTTAAACTTCCGCCATTGGTAGTTGTTATTGCGCCACCCACTGTGAGTGCGTTGGCAGCAAAATCATATATCAAACCTGAATCGCCAGACACTGCCCCGTTGTTGTCATATAGCACCTGACTGTTGGCAGTGCTCAGTGAAAAACTACCAACTAGGTTACCAAAAAAGTATTGAGCAAACACATTGCCTGCGGCTGAAACGTTGCCTGCAGCCGAAATCAGCGCACCTGACACAATGTTACCTGTGGCAGTTACCAAACCTGCTGTGGTGATATTACCGCCAGTGACGTTGCCAGTCGCAGTTACAACACCAGCAGTGCGTAAGTTGCCACCTGACACATTGGCAGTGGCACTCACTTGTCCCACTGTGTTTAGATTGCCGCCAGTGACGTTGCCGGTGACTGTGGCCAAACCTGCTGTGATAATGTTACCGCCAGTGACGTTGCCGGTGACTGTGGCCAAACCTGCTGTGATAATGTTACCGCCAGTGATATTGGCAGTGGCACTCACTTGTCCCACTGTGTTTAGATTGCTGCCAATGACATTGCCAGTGGCTGTGATTAAACCTGCTGTTGAGACATTGCCCCCTGCAATGTTTCCGGTGACATTGAGTGCAGATACAACATTGCTTGACAAACTCAAACCAGCAGCATTCAAATTGCCGCCCGTGATATTGCCTGACACACTCACAGTGGTACCCGAGTGCAATGTGGCATTGACATTGGCGCCACCCAGGATGTTGCCACCAGTGATGTTACCAGAAGCACTCACACTGACTGCGCTGACTGCAGCCAAACTAATTACATTGCCACCTATAATATTGCCTACAGCAGACACATTGCCAGTAGCCGATACTGCTCCACCAGTTAACACATTACCACCAGTGATATTGGCAGTGGCACTCACTTGACCACCAGTTGTTAAATTACCACCCGACACATTGGCCGACGTTGTGACTGAGACTGCGCTTACCACTCCGAGTGAAATCAAATTGCCTGTGGTGATATTACCAGTCACACTCAAACTTGGCAACACGCCAATGCCTGTGGCCACGACGCCAGTTAGTGCGGAACCATTGCCAATAAAATAACTGGCTGTGACATTGCCTGTTGTGCTTACTGTGGCGCCAAGCAAGTTACCAACCACAAGATTACCATAGTTGGTAACAGTTACAATTTCATTTGAGATTGTGACATTTGCGGCAGCAATTATGTTGCCAGTGCTGTTTTGATAACCAATGAATGCAGATTTTTCTGTGCCAGAATAATACCAAAGTTGTTCACCACGGTCTTTGCCGTCATTTGTGATCAGCGGTTGATTGTTGGCATTGCGTCCCAGGCCAATGATTGGATCTTCAACATTGAAACTGGTCACATTGTTATAACTGATATCGCCGTTGACAATTAAATTTCCGCCCACCAAAACATTGCCAGTTGTGGCCACTGTGGCTGCTGACAGTGCAGCAATGCCAATGATATTGCCACCGGTGATATTGCCTGTGGCTGATATTGTGCCAGGCGTTGTAAAACTACCTGCTGCCGCAGTGGAGGTAACGTTTAATGCACTAGTAACATTGCCAGTCAGACTCAAACTGGTTGCAGTGACCACAGAAGCTGTTACAGTGCCAATGGCCGAAAGATTGCCGCCAGTGACATTGCCTGTTACAGTGGCAGTGGCACCAATCAAGTTGCCGCCAGTTACATTGGCAGTGGTAGTGATGTTGGTTGTTAAATTCAAGGCAGATATAACATTGCCACTGAGACTCAATCCTGCAGCGTTCAAGTTGCCACCAATCACATTGCCTGTGGCTGTGATATTGCTTGTTGCTCTAATATTAGTTGCTGTTAGTGTACCAATCACTGCACCAACTGCTGACACATTGGCTGATGCATTGACATTAATACCTATTACATTACCTACGGAACTCACAGTGTGGTATGCCACAATATTATTGGAAATAATATTACCGGTTCCGCCGTTGATGTTGGCCACTACTAAACTGTCTAGTGTGCCCACAGTTCTTAAACTGCTAAACAACACATTGGAACTCAATGTATTGCCATAAATCAGTGCTGCATTGGCATTCACTGTAATGCCTGTTATCAAACTACCATTGCCAACCAGGTAATTGGCTGTGAGGTAGTTGACTCCAATGATGTTGCCATTGGATCCAACGGTTCTTATGTTGCCACCAGCAATGTTGCCAGTTGCTGAAATATTACCAGAAGAGTTCACACTGACCGCACTAACTGCGGCCAAACTAATTACGTTACCACCAGTGACATTGCCTACGGCAGACACATTACCAGTGATTGTCATTGCACCTGTTACTGAAACACCAGTGGTACTGGCCACCAATACATTTGATACGCCGCCAATGCTGATGTTGGCATTGCCGTTTGACACAGGAATGCCAATGTTGCTGGTTCCATTGGCCAGCCTGGCTGATCCCATAATATCAGGGCCGCTTATAACAAATTGCCCACCCACAGGGTTAGTCAATATCAAACTATCGTTAGTGCCAGACGTTATTATACTTTCGCCCAGTCTGATGGTATTGCCGCTCAACCACAGTGTATTCCAACGCTGAGTGGCAGAGCCTATGTTATAAACGTTGTTGCCCACAGGCAACAAGTTGCCTGCAAATGTGGTACTGACATTGCCAAATACCACAGTGTTTGCCACGCCGCGAACTGACACAGCAACATTGGCACCAGCATTATTAATAAAAACATTGCTGTTGCCGTTGACAATGCTGTTGGCATTTCCGGTGTTGATGCCAGACAATAAAGCACCATTTCCTAAGAAGTAACTGCCTGTAACATTACCCACTACACTGACCAGGCCATTGGTGTTGATATTGCCACCAGTGACGTTGCCTGTGGCTGAAATTTGTCCAGCAGTTGAAAGATTGCCAACTGCCAAGTTGCCTTTGATATTTGAACTGACATTGCCAAATACTGCTACATTCGATGTGCCATTTACGCTGACAGTTACATTGCCGTTTGCTGTGACAATTTTTACGTTGGATGTGCCTGAATTTATGCTGGTGCCAGCCGTGGTAATTCCAGTTAATTGTGATCCGTTGCCCTGAAAAAATGCAGCATAGACTGTGTCAATTCTTGCGGTAGGAGTACCAATGTCGTACACAGCGTCAATGCTGGGCACAATGGTTGAATTTGCTTGAATGTTGCCTATGCCATTGGCTTTGAGCACTAGGTTGTTGTTGACACCAGTAACGGTAATGGTGTTGCCGGAGATGACGACATTGCTGCCTACTGGGCCAGCAGTATAAATCTCAGTAAAATTTTCGTTTACAGCGTTAAATGCATCGCGTAACGGTTCACCGGTGCCGTCATTTGCGGCAGCACCAATGTCAATAATCTGTTGTGCCATAGGTCTACAATGTCCTCTGATGTATTTACCAAAAGACTTTGTTTGTTATTTTAGGATAATCTAGTGTAAGTTAGATATGCGCCAGATTGTATGTTGATATTTGCAATGCTGGTCTGTGCTTGTATGGCCACGTTGGCATTGCCAGCACTGTAGATTGTGCCGGTTACTTTTACAGCTCTAGGTGTAGTGCCAGTCATGGCCTGTGTAGCCGCTGCCGTTCCAGAAACGTTAGAGGTTGAAGTGCTGAATGCGCTGGTTTGTGTGGTTTGTGCGTCAATTGTGTAATAGCAAGTTCCTGCATCAAAATATGTGCTGAAACCAGTTGTAGTGCCGCCAGCAGGTAATATAGGCAAGTATGCTTCAAATTTATAGGTATATCCACCCAGCATAAAGAATCCCAAACTACCAACGTTGGCCATACTTGCGCTGGCAAACGCTACTGTGGTAGGTTGCCACACAATGTTTTCCACCCCAATGCCTGTGCCGTAACTGTTTCCAGTGACATTGAGATTAGCTCCAACAATGTTGCCTGATGCAGTGACTGTTCCACTGCGAACATTGCCTGTGGTGCTGAAGTTTTGAGTGGCATTGAAGTTGGCAGCATTTACATTGCCAGTTGCTGAAATTTGATCATCACTGTTGATATTGCCACCACGTACATTGCCTGTAGTACTGATACCAGCAGAACCAGCACTGATCACCCCCACGCTGATCAAATTACCACCAGTAATATTTCCAGTTACTGTAGCTAATCCAGCTGTGATCAAGTTACCACCAGTGATGTTGCCCGTGACACTGTTGAGTCCTGAATTCAGAATGTTACCAGTACTGACATTGCCAATCACACTGGCATTGCCACTTATATAAGAATTGCCAGTCACAGCAAAGGTGTGCAATGGCGCGGCATTGGCTATGCCCACATTGCCCGAACTGCCAATCACTGTGATTCTTGTTGTGGGTGTACTAGTACTGCCAGTTTGAATTTGAATGTTGGCATTGCCGTTGACGTCTTCGTATACGGCACGAATTCTTGCTGTGATTCTAGCGCCAGCACCTGTAGCATCAGATGTAAACCATTCAATGCCACCAATGTTTGCACCCAGTGTAGTCACAGCGGTGTTTGAGTCTTGGAATCTAATATTCTGATTGCTGGTTGCATTGGAACTGTACGCTATCAACATGTTGCCGTTGACAATGGATATGTTGCCAGCACCGGCAGCATTGGTAGTGTAAACACCACCGGTGGTATTTAAATTTCCTGCATCAACGTTGCCAGCAAATGCCACTGCGCCACTGAAAGACGTGCCTGTGGGCGATACCACCATGATGTTGGCCACACCACCAGGATTGAATGTGATATTGCCATTGATTGTGGGGATTTCAACACTGCTGGTACCATTGAATATCTTGTCAGCATTAATATTGCCTGTCAGTACAGCGTTACCAGTCACAGTGAGGTCGCCCACAATGTTCACATTGGTACTTTGTAGGGTGACTAAATCACCTGCATTTATGGTTTGTACGGTGTAGTCGCCACTGACTCGTTTGACTGTTGACATTTAAAGGTCCTTTGTGTTATTTATGCGGTCAAGAAAGTCTGTCATGGACATGTTTTTTAAATTGGCAATGCTGTTTAACTCTGGTATACTAGCAGTGGCATCACCCATTACTCTATGAAAACTGGTGTCAGGAAAATCTCGACAAATGGTCACAAGTTGTCTGGTCCAGTTGCCTGTGAATGTGGGCAAACTTGAACTTTTTTTGTAGAATTCGGTATCAGCATACACGTTGTTGAACTTGTTAGTGGCAGTTGGTCCCATGTCAAATCCAACAAGATACACTGCCAGATGTTGGTCCAAGGCAGCCAACCCCACAGCAATGGGACCTGAACTGAATCCAAAGTAACTTTGTGGTACAGTTCGTGCGCCCAGTCCAGGCAAGGGTTTTCGGGTATACATGGTATGTTCTTGTGCATATCCAGAATTTTGAATTGTTTGTGCAATACCTCGATCTGTGCTGACCAGTACATCAGGCGCAAATTCTCGGTACAAGGCATTGCATCCGTAGATTTTGCCACGTTGCTTCAACTGATTTAAATCCACTGGCAATCGGCTGACGCCGTTGCCCAACACAAATGCTGCGCTCATAAAAAAATCCCCCCAGTATGTATCTGGAGGGATTGATCAATCAACTATTTTGATTATGCATCATAACGGTTGATTTGTGACAGAGTAATATTGGTCTGCGCAGTGCCTGATTTGATAGCAGTTTCACCTTGATCAAAAAAGTTGGCCAAGTAGCGAATACGTTGCACCACTGAGGCAGCATCATAGGTATTGCCGCCGGTCCAGTCCAATGCATACTTGTTGGTGAGTTTGCTCACTCTAGTGGTTGCGCTGTCGCCAATGTCCATGGTAATGGTCATGGTACCAGCAGTCAATGAGTTATCGGCCAAGTTAGCAAGTTGACAAGTTCCTACCAATTGCACTGTGCCCGAGCCTGTGCCCACTCCAGTGGCATAGAATACATCACCAATTGCAACACCGCTGGTTGGGCCGCCAATTGCAGACCAAGGTGTAGTACCAGTAGTCAAAATACGATATGCGTTGCCGGCCACAGTTGATGTGGCATTGATTGGAGTCAGTGCTGCCACTTTGTATTCATAAGCACCTTTTTGTGTGATGATGAACCCATCATCTTCCGATCCACCTGTGATGTACACGCGAATTTTGACCGTGGGGTAGTCAGCACCGGTCAGGCTCTGTGCTTGACCAGGCACAGTGTTTGAACCACCCACAACACCAAAGTATTGAGCATTGGTATATGTGGCAGGTTTGACTGGCGCAGTCAGTTGACCAAAGATTGGATATGCTGAGTCTATCACAACTGGCACACCGTAGCCATTTGTAGTGCTGGTAGTAGTATCACCAGAACCAAGAGAGTATTGTTGAATTTTTAGAGGACGTCCCATTTTTGTTTCTCCTTAAAGAAGTCCGATGCGAGTTCTAGTCGCTACGCGGAGGGTTAAACCGCATAAAACGCCGTATTGCGTTGAC